GTCTAGCATAGTAGCAAAGCTTTGCGCTGCTTGGTTTACTGTAATCGAACCGACTGCACTTGCGTTATCGGACATATTTACCTCTTAGTTTAACAATCATTTGTTTGGGGGTCTACCCCGTCTACGTACAAGGGCAACTTCTGCCATCTTGCCTGTATCCATAACAGAGCGTAGTTTTGCCCTCAGAATATCAACTGTTGTCAGAAGCAAGTAAGCTTGCTCTCTAACAGGATTCTCCATTAACTTGGAGTTTCTAATCTCACGATAACAGTCATCTTCTATTCGTTTAAGCATTTCATTAAGGAGTTCATCCTCAAGAAGTAACTTAGCTCTGTCTCCTCTTGCGAGGTTAATTTCTAGATCGTCCATTTACATCATCGGTTGGGGCTGTTGAGGGACTTGCGTCTGGCTCATTGCAGCTTGTTGTCGGATTAATTCTCGGTCTGTATTCATTGCGGCATTAATCTCCGCACTTTGAATTTGTACACCATATTTCAATTCTAGCTCATATCTACGCAAAATACCATCTTGCTCAACACGATCTCTTTCACGATCATCAGACATAATCATTTTCTGGCGTTCTAAATCCAATTCAGCCGCTTTCTTTTGAATATCAGCTTGAATAGATTGAACCTGTACTTGAGCCAACATCTCCTCTGGAGTGGGCTTTGGAGGAGGTGGTTCTGGCAACTGGAAGTCAACAGGTAACTGGTTAAAATAATTCTGTGAATCCTTAATACCTGCCAACTGCAACATCTTGGTTAATGTGTTTGTATACTGTGGTAAAGAAACAACAGGATTATTAACCCCAGTTTCTTTAATCAACATTTCCTGACGCATTGCCACCTGATTCAAGATATTAATTCGGTCTTCAATAGTGCCATCACCAACGCCAACATTAACGATTACATCCATATTGGCATCCCAAGAACGAGGGTCAATAGGCACGAATGTATTACGCAAGCGAACCATTCTCTCTTTATCTTGATTCTCAATAACGAGTTTCAATATGCCAGTAAATAGTTTACGTAAACCAGTTTCAGCAAAGATACGGGCAATCATCTCAATATGCTGATGGGCGGCATTAACAGTCGCTGATACTGCGGCTTTGGTAGTGCTTTGCAATGCGTCTGCATCTAAGCCAGAAGCGGCCTTAGAAATGCCTGTACGGGTCTGTTTAATGTCATCCAAGTAGTCAAGCATTGGGAATGCTGCCTGACCAACAAAAGGAGTGGTAAACGGCTGAACCATACCTGGCGCTCTCATGCGAATAACAGCACCAACTTCTGTATTCAACACATCTTCCATGTTTGCCTGTCCTTCTACGATGGCAGTACGTGGATGGATGGACTGAGCCAAAGAGTCCAAAATGCCACGTTGGACATTGGACTTGATACGCTGAATATCCATCACCACATCTGCGGGACACATACCAAAGAAGGTATGGGGTTCTGGATCTGGGCAGAAGTCAGCAAACTGGCGGTCATCAACAATCTCATTGCGGATAACTTTGTTGCCAGTACCAACTGTGCAAATCCTACGCATCTCAGCAATACCATCCCCATCAAAGTCTACCTTTAAGTAGCCTTCAATGTAGAGAACACTCTTGCTTGATGGATCACCATTGTTAGCAGTACTGATAACGGCAAATGGATTACGGGCTTGGTACTCTTGGTTGTTGTCAAAGTCATTACCATTACCTGCAACCTCAACCATTTCATCATAGTCATAGCCCATTGCGACTAGATCGGAAACAGTCTTCATAGTCCTGTGGCCTACAAAAGTAGCCTCATCAATAGACTTTGCTCTGCGGTCAATCAGGAACTCTTCGGGTGGTAACGCTTCAATCTTTACTTTGCCAGATTTGATTCTGCGCTTGATCTCTACGTCATACATCATGGGAGGGGGAGTCATAATTCCTTGGGCAAGATTCTGTTCTGCCATGCCAGGAATCGGGTACTCACGCACCGCAGAAATCTCAATGTCTGGGTCTTGAGTCAGGAACATCATTGTCTGTTCATCAAGCATAGAGAAAGACTCTGCTTTGACTTCAACAGACTCATCCCACCAGTACTTCACAATACCGCACTTGCGTACCAAAGCATCCTTAAATGCTGAGTGGAGAATTTTAAAGCCTGGGTTATCACGCTTAAAAATAAAGTCCACATAGTCTGTAGCTTGTTCAGCAGACTGAACATCCTCTGGTCCTTGGGGGGCAAACTCAACCACACGCTCTGGGCCAAAGAAAATACGCATCAGGCTTGGGAGAATGCCTTGTACAGTATCACGTACATCCATTGATACTACTTGTGAACGTCCTTCCTCTTCATCGCCAAAGGCTTGTCCATAATAGTACTCAGTAGCTAATGCACGATTGCCACCAATGTCATCATCAATGAATGAGATTGCATCATAAATTTCAGCAGAGATAACGCCTTGAAGATCCTCTTCTGACATTACTTCATCTTCTTGCATCTCACCTTGCAAGGTTTCAGCCATCAACATTGGGTTTTCTTGTTTCATTTTTAGTCCTTAACGTCCAGCAATGTATGGAAGAATACCTTGTGAAGCACCGCCATAACCTTGGAGTAGTGATGGAATGCCACCAACATAATTACTACCCATACCGCCACCCATACGCATCTGTGGGGCAGTCATCATTTCTTCTTCTTTGGTTTTGGGATTGAAAGCATACTTGTATGCGCTAGAAAGCATATCACCAGAAGTAGCGTTTGGGTTAGTAAAAGTCTTATAGGCATCCATTGTAGGAGCCATTGCTTGATTGCCTAGCCCACCAATAGTACTACCTAAGCTTTCCGCAGTAGAGGGAGGAGCCATGCCACCAGAGGCAACTGCTTCAGACATACCACCACCTGCTTCAGCAGCGGCAGGTAAAAAAGATTCCATTAATGCGGCTAAAAAGGCTTCCATTTAGTCTTCCTCATCTTCCATGTCGTATTCGGTCTTAGCCATCATCAACATATTCTGCTGATTCTTGGTCATCTTCTTGGTAATAGGGCCACCAGATAGCCATGCTGAACAGGTACGCTCACCTGCACACTTAAAGTCAAACAGTTCGCAGTAGCCAAGATTAGCCGCACCTTGAACATCTTTGGCATAGCCATCAGTCTCTTCATCAATACCTTTGAGAATGCAATCTAGCATCTCAGGGGTTTGGATAAAGGCAGCGCAGTTACCGCAACGCATTTCTTGGACTTCATCAATAGATACTGACCACATATCAGCAAGGTTCTGCCAGTACTCTTCATTATCTTCTTCTGGGTTGGCGGGACCATAGTCAACATTCTTGATCGCCCAATTACGGGCTTTCAAGTTTTCCTTGATGTCATAAGTAGCGATAGGGCAGTTCATGTTTACCACTTTACTTTGTTTGCCCAGAATGCTGCACTCATCTTGCCTTTGGCAATATTCTGAGCGTGACGGGCTTTAAATGCTTCGTTTCTTTTAGATCCATCAGGACTACCAGAAACACCTTGTTGACCAAAACGAATTAACTTTACTTCGTCACCAGATTTAGCCAGTACTGCGTGACTCTTCTTTGGGTGGTTAGGAGTTTTCTTTGGCTTGTTGTAGCCAGAGAACTCTTCTGAACCACGCTTAATCATTTCTTTTTAGCAGTCTTAGCCGCTTGCTTAAAGTCTTTAGCAGTAGGCGCATCTTTAGTGCCAGGCTTTCGCATCTTTTCTTTAGAGCCAGCCTTAATACGTTCCTGTTTGGCATTGATATTGGCATAGAGTCCAGCTTTCATTTCTTGCTCCGATTAGTAGCGGTGCGACTTCCACGCTTGGGCATAGCACGAGACTCGCTCATAGCGATAGCGACAGCTTGGTCACGGGATTTAACCTTGTCACCAGAGGAAGACTTTAGCTTGCCTCGCTTGTATTCACCCATTACCTTGCCAATCTTTTTGGCGGCTTCATCCATTTTCATAGGAATCTCCTAACATAGGTTACGTGATATTACCATATTTAAAAAAAAGAGCCACTTTTTTAGGGTGGCTCTAAATGGCAACGGCAATCAGACCAATCCTCGGATCAACCTTTTGATCGGTTTACCCCAAGAAAGATTAGACCCCCATGAGATGGTGGCGGCATCTGAGGCAAATGTCAAGACAAAAGCATCAGCCATGTCGGGAGATTTCAATCCCCGTCTACGAATATCATCTTTGGACTCAATCTTTATCTTGCCATTAGAGGTAAAGGTGTATCTAACTGTCGCCAGTTCAGCAATGAAATCCTCATTATTGGGTATCTTGCAGTCCCGCTTCTCTAGCCAAGCCTTAGTTTTATGCCAAAGTTCTGCTCTCAGGTTAAGATAAGTGCCACCCATAGCAGGGCTTTCGGACACATTAATCCCACGACAAGGCAGTTTAAGTTCTCTAAGTCGGTCAACAACACCTGCTCCAAGGCCAATAGAGTCAACCAGAATCTCTGTGGGTCTACTCTTGTGGTCACAAGCTTCGTACTGGGCCACTACTGCACCTGTTAACTGCATCAGATCCAAGTTCCTCCACCTCTCAAGAGTGTGTACAACATTAGACTGACGTTTACATAGAACTGAAGAATCGGAG